ATATTTTTCTTCCATGATACAAAGGAAAGAAAAATATATTAATTAAGAAAATTTCCCCACCTTTTTTCTACTGAGCCACTACTTGTCGTATCTTTGCATAGTGGCAGTGATGTACAAAAGAAAAAGCGGAGGTCTTTAAAAGACTTCCGCTTAATTCTTGAAGGGTGGGTGGTGGGATTCGAACCCACGACATTCAGAACCACAAGCGGAATATCTTGCACATGTAATATTCTGATATATAGCGATTTTATCATTTGTTACTTATACCCTGCTAAATATATGCTAAAGTTTCTTCATACAACCGAGTACTTGAAATACGTGCGTAATCAGCTTTACAGGAATATCCTGTGACTGATATTCTTCTGACTTATTGACTGGAACAAGATGGAGGTAGTCATCACCCTTTGGTGACTTGGTAACGAGTTTTACCGTACGCATATCCTTTGTGACAATACCATACACCTCGCCATAGAGGAGGAACTCTCTCCAATCGTAAAGTTGCTTAATTGCTATTATATCCCCATTTGAGATTAGCGGCTCCATGGAGTGACCAGAAATGTTACACCAACAATCTGCATCTTCGTATTTCTTGAAGTCGACGAGGTACTCTGGGTTTATTGTTTGGTCGTTGATGATAATATCGAAACCTCCTAAGAAGTCAACGTTATAGTACGGCTTGCCGTGCGTATAACTGATTGTAGGGGTATTCTCCACTGATGGGGCATCTGCCGCTACGGGGACATTATTGTCGCTATCTGTAAGGAACATAGAGCCTTCACCATTTACAAGCCATTTATACGAAACATTAAGATTATCACATATAGCACTTATTAATTTCGGTGCTACATTCCTATCTCCGTTGAGTATTTTAGACAAATTAGACTGATTGAAATCAATCATCTTTGCAAACTTAGATGGAGATACATTCTCGTGTTCAATGAGTATTTTAATCCTCATTACAATATTCTTATTCTCCATGTTGAAATGTTTTTATTTGTTAAAAGAACTATTTTGTTTTGCTTTTTCTTGTTTTGTAAGTTCAAAAGAACTAACTTTGCAATCGCATTTGGTCAAGAAATGCGACTGACATTGCTAAATTATCCCATTTGGGAGTTTAGATATTTCACCTCTGTAAGGCTTGACCACTTGCAGAGGTTTTTGTTTATATACAACCGACCTCAATTCTACCTTTCACGACCACAGCCGCCTTGGGGTAGTCTTATTTCTCGCAAAGGGAGCAAGCGAGGGCGCAGGATATGAGTGAGGATGCGCTGCAAGACGATGACAATATCGGAATGCCTCATGTCACTTGTTGAATTTGTCTTAACAAGTGGGCGAAGAACGGCGACGAGAACTCTCGGTATAAAGTTCAGAGCAAAATCCCTCCCGTTATGGGTAAGGGTGGATTCTGCTCTTTCGACTCCTCTTCCTCTGGTATGTTTATTCTTTAATTATTATAGTTTGGGCGCATTTTTTATGAACGAATTAAGAATTTTTGAAAACCCACAATTTGGGAAAGTAAGGACGTCAGAGACAACGGATAATCCATTGTTTTGCCTTGCCGATGTGTGTAATGCTCTTGGACTGCAACAAGGGCACGTAAGGGAGCGACTTGATAAGGGGGTCGTTTCAACCGAACCCCTTGTAACGGCAGGAGGTGTACAAAATGCGAACTTCGTAAACGAAGACGGCTTGTACGATGTGATACTTGACAGTCGTAAACCCGAAGCGAAAGCCTTTCGTAAATGGGTTACTAAGGAGGTTTTGCCGTCAATACGTAAACATGGTGCGTATATGACTGATAATATCATAGAACGCACATTAACCGACCCTGACTATCTTATCCAACTCGCTACGGCTCTCAAAGATGAAAGACAGAAGCGTATTGAGGCGGAACAATCTGTAAAAGCTGCTCAACCTGCTATTAACTTCACAAATGCCGTCAGCGGTTCTGTATCTTCCTGCTTAATTGGAGAACTCGCAAAGCTAATCAATCAGAACGGCACTCCGATGGGAGAAAGACGACTATTCCAATGGATGCGAGATAACGGCTATCTCGGCACGAAAGGAGAACGATATAATATTCCTAATCAGAAGTACGTTGATATGGGCTTATTTGAACTTAAAAAGGGCGTGCGAAGTGGTAGTAATGGTGTGCTGCACACGACTATCACGACGAAAGTGACGGGCAAAGGGCAAATTTACTTTGTAAATAAGTTCAATACCTATTAGAAATCGGTTGTATCAATAAGTCAAAGAATGAGCATATTTGATATGCTCTTTTTTTATATAAAGGTGTATTTGTAAATGAACCTTTTGTAATGTTAAATATTAGTTAAACGAACTAAATAATTAGTTCAAAATTTGTTTGATAAGTTCAAAAGAACTACCTTTGCATTGTAAACAATTTAGTACAACAGCAAAGGTAAACCTTTTAGTTGAGAAAAGCAAGTGTTTACAGCGATTTTTGAACTATTGAGACAAAAAGATATTGAAAATGAAAGGCTGCAAGCGAGACTAACAATCCGTGACCTTGCAGATGGCAGAAGTAAATATAGAACTTAAATGACGCTACGAAAACCCTCTATACGTAAGAGAGTAGGCAGGTTAGGGGTCTGTCTCGCTAAATGAATATATAACGCACACTGCGAATGAAATAAGGTCGCTACTATTCGATTAGGGTGTGCGTACGAACTAATTAAAACTTACGATTATGACAAAAGAAGAGTTAGAACTACTGAAAGATAAAATCATAGACGTATGTGTTGATGCTGGGCGTGATGGCAGCGGCATTGAAGACTGCGTATGTTTATATGAAGATGACCGCTTCAATGATACACCCTACGCTAATATCGATTGCTCTATCGATGTTGACGGCTATGATGAAGATGATTTTCACTGCGGTTATGGTAATGGTACAGGTGCATACGTGGTAACAGATGTATGTGTATCATTGAAGGTTGAAGCCTTCGATAAAGACGATACCCCAGTAGATGTTGATGAATATGAATTAGAAGAAGCAATTAAGTCATGTCTATATTAATACATTTATTTATGTCAGTCGGTGCATTAACTTGCACCGCTGCCGTTGCTAAATACATTTGGCAGGCAAAAGGGTGTTTTAAAGTGGTTTTTCACGATTTAAAAGATGAATGGTATGGCAGAAGATAATAAAAGTCTTTTCGATATTTTCGAAGACATAAAGGCGTTAAAAGAGGATTTCTTGATTGAAGCTGAAAAGTTCAAGAAAGAGTATCAGTCGAAGAAGTTGAATTTTGATTTTCTTAATAGTATTATTTCGTAATATATTTGAATTATTGTTTATGATTTACCTACGGTTCGTGAGAATAGTAGGTTTTTACCCTACAAAGGGCGTTTAACGCAATGTGTATGGTTCGAGTCCATACGTGGGGACAAAGTTATAATTAGGTTAGTAGTTTTAATCATGGTCACTCCTCATGGTTCGTGAGAATAGTGAGGATTTTAAGGGCATCTATGGTAGTTTAGTGGGGTTCGAGTCCTCAATGCCCACGAAACAAAAAATAATTATATGGAAAGAACATTAAAAGATAGAAAGTACAGTATTACTGGACTATTCAAGCACATCGGGGCTGGTAATAAGCTACATGTCCCATTGAGGTGCTACACTGCCAATTCAGTAACTACCGAATGCACAAGGCAAAACCGTTATGAGGGTTGCGACCCTATGAACAACAAGTTTGCAACCACTAAGAAAGAGAAGGTAGGGCATATAACTATTATTCAAAGATATTGATGAATAATCTTACTATTTCTGAATTGGGCGGTATCATTGCTGATTTCGTCCGCGTTGGCTATAATGCTGCTGTTGCGGACTACGACCCGCCACAAGACAATCTAAGGCTTTCAGAAGTCAAGAAATGGCTTAAATTCAGAAAGATAGACTTTAAGACGTTTCAAGAATTAGAGAAACAAGGGCTAATCCATGCTCGCAAGGGTGATGCGGTAAACTCTCCTTTATATTACTCAAAGAAAGAGATACAAGAAGCATTTGCGACAATGAGATTAAACCGATTAATAATAACTAATGAGCTAAGTGATTATGAAAGAAGAGAATGATAAGGAATTTATGGATAACCCTAATTTATCCATATTCAATAAAGTTCGTAAAGTTCCCGATAATGCGTTAAAGCAGATAAACGCAGGTAGGCTAAAGGGTATGTCTGACGTTAACCCCGTATGGCGTATTCTTGCAATGACTGATACATTTGGCGTTTGCGGTGTCGGTTGGAAATACGAGATAACCAAGCAATGGACAGAAACATACGGCAACGAAATCAAAGGGTTTTGTAACATCAATATGTTTATAAAGGTTGATGGCGAATGGAGCGATGCTATCCCTGGCACAGGAGGTGCTTCATTCGTGGCTATGGAAAGAAATGGTGCATACGTTTCTGACGAAGTCTACAAAATGGCTCTAACAGATGCCCTTTCTGTTGCTATGAAGTCTATTGGCGTAGCTGCTGATATTTACTTTTCAAAGGGTGCAGACCTTGGTACAAAGTACGCCATTAACGAACAGGCTGCAAATGGTTCTCTTCCTACGCAGTCAACCGACCCTAATCTGGAGTTAATTCTTGCAGACATCAAAGCTACAAGAAATATGGACGAGTTGAGTAAGATATGGCACGAGTGCTCGGCATATCAACCTAACCCAATATTTAGTGGCGCAGTTAGCGCACGTAAAAAAGAATTACTATGATAGAGTTAGTAGATAGCCAAGTGGCATTCAATCAAGAAAAGCACACGTATTCACTGAATGGAATAGTATTAAAGGGGATAACTGGGATGATTAAGTCCCAGCTATTCCCCGATATGTACAAGGACATTCCGCAATATATTCTTGATAAAGCTGCTGAACGTGGTACAATGGTACATGAGAGTATCGAGTTATTCGATGCAGGTTTTGAGCCAAAAGACACCACTCCCGAGCTTGAGAGTTACAAGCGTATCAAGCGAGAGAATGAACTCACAACGCTTGCAAATGAGTATATCGTAACGGACAGAGAGCATTTTGCAAGCGCAATAGACCTCGTATTATGCAAGGGTGAAGATATTATCCTAACTGACCTCAAAACCACTTATACGCTGAACAAAGAGTATGTGCGATGGCAGTTAAGCATATACGCCTATCTCTTTGAGCTGCAAAACCCCGAGTTAAAGGTAAGCAAGCTATATGCACTTTGGTTACGTGATGATAAGTCGGAGTTCGTAGAAATAAAACGTGTCGAATCCGACACCATTAAGAACTTGCTGCAATGCGAGGTTGAGGGGCGCAAATTCAACACCCCAGCAGGCAGAGCGGACAGTATGCCGTCTGAAATCAAGCAGGCAGAAAAGGCGGTATATACGCTCGTACAGCAGATAAAAGAGCTTAATGCACAGAAGGATAAACTTTCAAAGGGACTATTAAAACTCATGCAAGATAACGATGTGAAAACCTACAAGGGCGAATATATCACGCTATCACGCAAGGCAGCAAGCACCCGTGAGGATATAGACAAGAAGAAACTCAAGGATGAATACCCCGAGGCGTATGCAGCTTGCATGAAGATAACGAACATTAATGAATCATTACAAATCAGATAAGACAATGGCAAATCAAATTATTGGTAAAGTGTTCCAAATAGGGGACACTAAGGAAATAAAATCAAAAGATGGCAGTAAAACCTATTACAAGCGAGAGTTAGTATTAGATGCTACCCGATTTGATGGGTTGACAGGGCAGCGTGGGTATGATAATTATCCATCGTTCGAGTTCAGCGGTGATAATTGTCAGATATTAAATCAGTTCAAGCAGGGCGACATAGTTGTGGTATCATTTGACCTACAAGGTACGAAGTATGAGAAAGACGGACAAACACGTTTCTTTACCAGCGTTCGTGGCTATAAGGTTGAGTTGAAACAATCAAGCCAACCACAACCACAATATCAGCAACCCACACAACCTACCTATCAACCCCCACAGGTAGAAGATGACACCCCATTCTAATGGTTTACGACACATCCAACCCACTCGATAAGGCTAATTTTCTGCTACGTGCAAAGAAGTTAGCCGAGAGTGGAAAAATAGTAGAACTGACCGAGAAAAAGCCAAGAAGAAGTTTACCGCAGAACAAGTATTTGCACGTTCTCCTTGCTTATTTCGGTACGCAGACTGGTAACACTCTTGAATGGGTTAAGCAGCAATATTATAAGAAACTCGTCAATCCCGATTTATTTATCCGAGAAAAAGAAGATAAATATTTGGGCAAGATAAAAGTTCTTAGAAGTAGTGCCGACCTTGATACAAGTGAATTTAGCCTATCTGTCGAAAAATTTAGAAATTGGGCTTCACAAGAAGCAGGTATCTATCTTCCGAGTGCTGATGAATACATCATTATTCAGCAGATGGAAATCGAAATCGAAAAAAACAAAGAATACTTGTAACTCACTTTTTTTCATAATAAGTTTTTAATTGTTCAGATCGTGGGGAAGCGTCCCCACACTTGCTTTGGTGGCGGAATTGGTAGACGCACATACTTTTAATCGAAGTTGCATAGTGTAATGGTAGCACACGTCAGTTAATCGAGACGTAGAAGAAGCGAAGTACAAGCTGGTGGGTTCGAATCCCTCTGCGAAAAGATTAGGATATGATTTAGACGTAAATGCAGGTTCGACTCCTGCCCAAAGCACAATTTTTGTAACTCATAATATTTAATAGTTTATTTTCACAGCCTCACAGCGGTGGGGCAAACCGATGTATGGTGTAATGGTAGCACAACAGATTTTGGTTCTGTCAGTGGTGGTTCGAGTCCGCCTACATTGACTTAAATTTATAATTATGGAAAGAATAACATCAGCAACGATTTTCAAAGCGTTTGACGGAACAATTTTTGAATCGGAAATAAAATGCAAAGAATACGAGAAGAAGAGGAAAGAGTTTTTGAATAGGATAAAATTCTTTTTGGTAAGACATTCTCCTGACTTGACAGAAACGGGGCTTTTTACAAGTGGTTTGCTTATAGCAGTTTATTCAACAGAGGAACTGCAACAAGAGATAGTAACAAACTATTGTATAAAGAAATTCGGATATTTAGGAGAATCTGTGCAAGGGTATGGATTTCAGACTTATTTCAGTGTTTCATCGATAGACTTTGAAACCTATTTGAACGGTGTAATTGAGGAGTGGAAGGGCAAACGCCGCTATAACAAAATTGTTCTTAGTCCAAAAGAACTTGACGAGTTCAAAGGCATAGAAAGGTTTGATTATATGAAAGAATGGGGATTTAAGTAATGCCATATTACATCAAGAAAAAGAAAACAGACAAACCAAAGAAACGGCAAGCAAGCCAAGCTACTTTGGTAAAGAAGCTGGATAAGGTCTTTAGCCAGTATATCAGATTGCGAGATGCTTTCCCTAACGGCACATTCAGGTGTATTTCTTGTGGGAAGATAAAGCAATTTGAGCAAGCCGATGCAGGACATTACCACAGCCGCAGGCATATGAGTACTCGCTTCGATGAAGAAAACGTTTCAAGCGAGTGCCGAGCGTGTAATCGTTTCAGTGCCGACCACCTTATCGGGTATCGTGAGAACCTTATCAAGAAGATAGGAACGCAAAGATACCAAATACTTGAAGCGAAAGCGCATCAGATAAAAAAGTGGTCTTGCTTTGAACTTGAACAGCTGATTAAATATTATTCAGTTTTAGTCAAGAAATTGAGCGAAGAGAAAGGGATAAGGATATGATGTATAAACTTCGTGACTACCAACAAAAGGCTTCCGATACAGCGGTAGCCTTTTTTAATGATAAGAAAGCAAAGTATAACGCTATTATGGTGATGCCTACGGGTTGTGGGAAATCATTGGTGATAGCTGACATTGCTAACAGACTGCAAGGACATACGCTTGTCTTTCAGCCGTCAAAAGAGATACTTGAGCAAAACTACAAGAAGCTATGCTCCTATGGAGTACTTGACTGTTCTGTTTATTCGGCTTCATTCAATTCAAAGAATATAAGCCGTATCACCTTTGCGACAATAGGCAGCGTGATAAGACACACAGATGACTTTCAGCACTTCAATAACGTAATCATTGACGAGTGTCACTTTGTCAACGCGAAAGGTGGTATGTATGAAGAATTTATCCACGCTACTGGGTGTAAGGTGTTAGGGCTTACCGCCACTCCTTACAGATTAAGTTCAAGCAGCTTTGGCGCAATGCTAAAGTTCCTTACTCGTACCCGTCCGCTGATATTCTCAAAGGTTATCTATCAAGTGCAAATATCGACTTTACTCGATATGGGCTTTCTTTCAAAGATAGATTACTTCCAAATGAACCCATTAGGGTGGGATGAGAATAATCTGCAAGCAAATTCAACTGGTGCTGACTATACAGATAAATCAGTAGAAGCAGAGTATAATAGAATTGACTTCTACGGCTATTTAGTCAGTATCGTGAAACGACTACTTTCGCCAAAACGTGGCGGTGCAAGGAAAGGCATATTAGTCTTTACTCGCTTTCTGAAAGAGGCTGAACGACTGACGCAAAGCATTGAATGCTGCGAAATGGTATCGGGAACAACACCAAAAGCAGAGCGTGAACGCATATTGAATGACTTTAAGAGTGGTAAGATAAAGGTTGTTGTGAATGTAGGAGTATTGACAACAGGCTTTGATTATCCAGAGCTTGATACTGTTGTTATGGCACGCCCTACAATGTCGCTTGCTATGTACTATCAGATAGTAGGTAGAGAGATACGACCATACAATGATAAACAAGCGTGGTTTGTAGACCTTTGCGGAAACATCAATCGCTTTGGCAAGGTTGAAGACTTGAAACTCATCGACACCAACGGCAAAGGCAAGTGGGCAGTGTTTAGTAATGGAAAGCAATTAACGAATGTGATATTTAATTGATAATGGAATACTTAGATTTTCTTAAAACAAAGCAAGTAAAGATACAGAAATCGGGGTTTAATGTCGAAGATAAAGACTTAAACCCTATTTTGTTTGATTTTCAGAAATACTGTGTAAAGAAAGCTCTATCAGCTGGTAAATACGCACTATTCGAGGATTGTGGGCTTGGCAAAACACTTCAGCAGTTAGAATGGGCAAAGCACGTTTCAGAACACACGAATAAACCTGTACTTATTCTTGCTCCTTTGGGTGTTATTCATCAGACGATTAAAGAGGGTGCAAAGTTTGGATATAACGTTTCTGAAATTAGTCTAACGGTGTTTGACCAAGACTTGAAAGCAGGCATATATATCACGAATTACGATAACTTAGAAAACATTGATGCATATTTATTTGGCGGTGTGGTACTTGATGAAAGTTCTATCTTAAAGAATTTCAATGGCAAGACAAAGCAGCAGCTTGTTGATGATTTCAACGAAACGCCATACAAGTTATGTTGCACGGCTACACCGTCACCAAACGATACTATGGAGCTATGCAACCATGCTGAGTTTCTCAATGTGATGACACGTAACGAAATGCTTGCAATGTACTTTGTTCATGACGGTGGTAATACATCTTCATGGAGATTGAAAGGACATGCTGAGCGTTCTTTTTGGGACTTTGTGTCAACATGGGCGGTGATGTTAACTTCTCCTTCTGATATTGGTTTTGACGGCTCTAAATACATTCTTCCTAATCTCAACATTGAAGAAGTATTTATTGAAACAGAAAAGCGAGATAACGGCATGCTTTTCAATGATATTGCAGTATCTGCCACCACGTTCCATAAGGAGCTAAAAGTCACTCAAAAAGAACGTATGGAGAAAGTTGCAGAATTGGTTAACAATTCAAATGAACAATTCATTGTTTGGATTGGTCATGATGACGAGGGCAAGATACTACGTTCACTTATCCCCGATGCGGTCGAGGTGAAAGGTAGCGATACAAAGCAATTCAAAAAGGAGAATTTGCTCGGTTTTGCTGATAATAAGTTTAGAGTACTTATTACCAAATTAAAGATTGCGCAATATGGACTTAACTATCAGAATTGCCATAATCAAGTATTTGCATCGCTTGATTTCTCCTTTGAAGCCACCTATCAAGGCATCAGACGTTCGTATCGTTTCGGACAGAACAATGAAGTTAACATATTCCTTATTGTCACTGATACTATGCAGAACGTTAGAAAGTCAATCATTGAGAAACAAAATGCTTTCCTCAACATGCAAAAGAAGATGAGCGAAGCAACAAACCGAAATGTTAAGAATTTAATCAAGTTGACCAAAATGGAAACAGATAAGAATTACAAATCAGATAAGTGTGATATTCGCCTTGGCGATTGTGTACAACTCATTAAGGACATCCCAGATGAGAGTGTGGGTTTTTCTATCTTCTCACCACCATTTGCAGAACTCTATACATATTCTGACAAGTTGGAGGATATGGGAAACTCGAAGGATTACAAAGAGTTCTTTATCGCTTTCAACTTTCTTGTTAAGGAGTTGTATCGTGTCCTTTGGAGTGGTCGTAACATTGCCGTTCATTGTATGGACTTACCTATTCAGAAAGGCAAAGAGGGTTATATCGGGCTTCGTGATTTCTCGGGAATGATACTCAAAGCATTTCAAGATGCAGGGTTTGTCTATCATTCACGTGTCACTATTTGGAAAAACCCCGTAACAGAGATGCAACGTACAAAGGCTCTTGGACTGCTCCATAAGCAAGTGAAGAAAGATAGCGCAATGAGCCGTGTGGGTATTCCTGATTATCTTCTTGTTTTCAGAAAAGAAGGAGAACACGACCACCCAATACATTGCGGTATTGATGTCGACACTTGGCAAAAATACGCATCGCCTGTATGGATGGATATTGACTATTCAAATACGCTTAATGCAACGGCAGGGCGTGAAAGCAATGATGAAAAACACGTATGTCCTTTACAACTTGACACAATCAAGCGAGCTATTACCCTTTGGAGCAATGAAGGAGATACAGTATTAACTCCTTTCTTAGGTATTGGTTCAGAGGTATATCAATCTATCCTATTAAATCGTAAGGGCATAGGCTTTGAGTTGAAAGATAGCTACTTTGCAGAGGCGGTGAAGAATTGCAAAAAGGCAGAGTGTGACGTTTCTCAAAAGTCATTGTTTGACGCAGTATGATAAAACTTGATGACAAGTTTACCATTCGATACTCCCCCCACGAGCAGCTTGTAATGTTACGGCTAATCGTGGGGGCTGACGATGACGGCATTTCACGCACAAGTTATCGACATCTTGCAAATGATTGCGGATTGTCCCTACAAACTTGCAGGAATGTTTTATCCTCACTTGCTAACAAAGGAGATATAGACACGATTGCCAACCCGAAAGGGACATTCTTTGTGGTGAATAAGTGTGATGATTATCGCTTTGGCAAGAAGAAAACCAACGAGCAATCAAAGCAGGTTTTAACGTCCTTACAAGCAAAATGTAAAGAGCGTGAGAAAGCGTTTGAAAAGAGCCTTATCCCTTTTGTTTCTTCACGTGGTGGCACTTACGAGCCTACGATGATACGTGCCTTCTTTAACTATTGGACTGAACGAAACAAATCAGGCACAAAGATGCGCTTTGAACTTGAAAAGACGTGGGAAACCGCAAAACGATTGCAGACGTGGGCAAGTAGGGAGAAAGTACAAAAGAGTACTACCGCCCTTAAATCATCTGAAATGAACTACGACAAAGATAGTGATTGGTAAATGGAACAAATAGACTTCAAATCCGCCATTGAGCGGTTACGAGATACAACGTACAAGCCATTACCTGATAAGGTGCAAATTAGCATACCAAATGCAGAAATGCACCTTAAAGGAGGATTAAAGTACTTTTGCGGTGATAATGCAAAGTGGAACACTGACTATGAGAAGATAGTTCAGTGGCTCACTGATAACAAAGGAAAGGGATTAATATTAGTTGGTGGTTGCGGTGTTGGCAAAACGCTAATTGGTATGAGGATTATTCCTTTACTTCTTACCCACTATTGCCGTAAGGTGGTAACAATCTGCACGGCAAATGAACTCAACAAGTCACCTGATGAGATTATCAACAGACACGTTATTTATATTGATGACGTGGGCACAGAGGATGTATCAAATATCTACGGAAACAAGCGAGTGCCATTTGCCGAGTTGGTTGATTTGGCGGAGCGTGACGGCAAGTTACTAATGTTCTCTACCAACTTAGACGAAAAGCATTTGAAAGCTAAATATGGAGATAGAGTGGTTGATAGGCTTCACGCTATAACAAGAAGAGTTACAATAACGGGTGATTCAAATAGAAAGTAACGATGTCGAATAATATCAATGCAGATTACGCCTATTGCAGGGGCGTAGGATGTGAATTAAGAGACTACTGCAAGCGGTATCTTCCAGACCCTCCCGATGCTTATATGTGGTGGGTGCAAGAGAAGTACCAAGAAGATACTGGGAGGTGTCCTCACTTCGAGGAGAATTATAAAGATTAACTAAACCAATATGACACAGAAAGAAATTGAAAAAGCGAACTGCTTTTTGAGGATGAAGTATAACATGTTTCACGCTGATTTAATTACACGTGCGATGCAAGATGAAAGTATATCCGTAGGGCAATTTGAGATTGGATGCGGTCTAATTGGCATCGCAGAGCAACGAGACGATGACGAGTTCGTTCCAAGAGGATGGGAGGAAGTGTAAAGTGTATTCATTTTCAAAGTAAATAACTAAAACAAAAATCAATATGAAAGAAAAGAAAGATTTATCTCTGGTGTACGCATTGAAAGAGTATGCCAGAGTGAACGGGAAAGGCGGTCCTATCATTGAATATGATAGGTGCTTTACTCTTGACGACATCAAAGCAGCTTTCAACGCAGGTCGTGATAGCGTCTTGGAGAATATGCCTGAATTGGAGTGGAAGATTTTTCCCACCGAAGAATATTACTCAACTTCTTTGTTGGGTTGGAGTTATAGGATAATGCTAAGTTTTAATGAATTTGCCTTATTCTGTAACAGTCACTATTTGATGTCTTTCTTATCCGTTGAGGAAGCCAAGCTGGCAGCCAATGAGGACTATAAGGAACAAATTAAACAAGCATTGGGATTATGACAATATTAGAATTACAAAAGAAACTACAAGAAATGTACGAAAAGTATGGAGATGTTGAAGTACGACATCAGTGTGGAGATGTCGGTGATTATTGCGGTATATCTTGCGTTACAAGAGATGGCGGAGATATTGTTATTTTGTAAGATATGAAATGCCATTACGAAAAGATTAAAGGTGTCGGCAAGGTTCTTATCCCTGGTTGTATGGCAGTTTTTGCTTATTTGGAGAGTAAAGATAAACATTAAAGATTAAAACGATATGGTATCAATATCAGATATAGAGGATGGTTCGTATTATTGGGAAACGGAAGTTTCTCATGCTAATAATATAGTAAGCGCAAACGATTTTATTAAGAATGAGTTACCTCCAAATGTAGATGTTTATTTCCAAGATGAAAATTATTTGGAATTTATATTTGAAGATGGTAAGTATTATTCTGCAACTATATTCGGTAATGGTGATTTTACTCACCATCAAGCTAATTTTGAATTTATAAAATAATTGGTTATGAACGGAATAACGATAAACGACAAGCAGTATATCTTCCTCAAAACAGATAAGTCTGTCGATTGCGATAAGTGCGATTTAGATGAGGATGATGTATGCAAGAACAGTGTAATATGCGAGTCTTTCCACTACTTGCTGCATGGAAGTGAAGGGTGCGGAGTTTTTAAGGAACTAAAAGAAGAAAAGTAATATGAAGAAGATTCTTTTTAATGATAATTTTTTCCTCACGCAGGCGGTACTTGACGGTACAAAAACAATGACAAGGCGAGTGCTGAAAGACAACGTGCCGCTTGGTAATTGGAAAGAAACAAAGAGATATCTTCCTTATAAGGTTGGCGAAGTGATAGCAATAGCACAGCCATATAAGGATATTATCGAACGTCTCCCGATGCACAGCGATGCTATACTTGATGAAGTGGGTATGCCACGCAAGGAGTTTAAGGCAGGGTGGACAAATAAAATGTTTGTCCGTGCCGATTTGCTACCCCACCACATCAGAATTACAGATGTAAAGGTGGAATACTTGCAGGATATTTCAGACGATGAAATTCTGCGAGAGGGGATTTATCCTCAACGTTTCTTTAATAAAGTAGAATATGTGTTCGCAACAAAGGGAAAATTGAATAATACTCCCATTCATCGGCTGAAAACATTTCCAACACCACGTGAAGCCTTTGCTGCTCTCATCGACAAAATCAGCGGCAAAGGCACGTGGGAGCGCAATCCGTGGGTGGTAGCGTATAGTTTTGAATTAGTAGATTAATGTATGGACGAATTAAGAAGGGAATATATCATTCCTGTGCATTTAAATCATGCGGAAATGATAGACTGTTATCTACCCAAAAAAAAGAGTAAATCACGTGCAGGGTCAACACCCTACGCAAGTAAGAGGAAAAAGAAACGTAAAAAGTAAAACAAAATAACTATGGAAGTAAAATTAAAGGTAGGGGATAGCCTACAAATCCCAGAAGGCTGCAAGGCGGTAATCAAGGACAATGTGGTTGTTTTTGAGAAAGAAGAAAAAGTTCAAAATTTTAAAGATGGAGACATTCTTGTAAGTGTTGAAAATGGGAAAAGACATAATGCTTTTATTTATAAAGGTACAGATAATGTAGGTTATCATGCTTACTATGTAGGGATTAATAATGATAAACATCTTGTTACTAACAATACTTTAAATAGTAGATGGGGTAACTCAGATTTAACGTATGCTACCGAAGAAGAAAAGCAACTCCTCTTTGATAAGATGAAAGAGCAAGGTTTGCAATGGAACGCTGAAGAAAAGCGAGTGGAGAAAATTAGATGGAGAGCAAAGGGTAAAGAACTCTATTATTACGTGGGAAGTAATATGGAAGTGTATACGTTTTCGCCATCGGTTTCTGAAGACGAAGAAGATGATTTTAAATCATACAATTACTTCCGTACCAAAGGACAAGCCGAAGAAGCTGCAAGGCGCACAAAAGAATTGTTGTGGAAGTACCACGAGGAGATAGGAGAGTAAGCATGGATATTCGTGATATTAAGATTGGCGATAAAGTCTGTAACAAGGAAGACGGGTTCCCTATGACAGTCGTAGGACTTCATTCTACTCTTGCAGACTTAAAGAACGGAACCGTTTACCTTGATTTCGAGGAGAACGAGGGTGACATGTGGGAGGAAGAAGCAAAAGACTTGATACCGTACAAGGTTTAGATACTAAAACGAAAGAGTATGCGCTAACGTTCTCTGATACGGGCAACATTATGACAGCAAAGGAATACATTAATAGACGTGCTGCACTTGTTGGGCAGGCGATGAAGATAAATAAAAAGTTCTTTCCTCGATGTGTCAAGGCAAAGCTTAGGCAGATTGCAAGATTAGAAAACGAGTATCGTGGCGTTGACTACGAAACTCGCAAGAATGAACTTTATAAAGAATGGTTTAACTAATGAAGGTAATTTTAGACATTTCATTTGATGGGAGGAACATCAATGACATTTATAACCTGCCGTGTGTAATGGCTGTGACGAAAGATGCAGGAGGAAAGCCTGCTGTAATTCTCAAGAAGACTCACACCAAAGGACGGACGATAGCCAGACTTGGCGACCACATTTGTCAATATGAGAGTGGTCTATGGCAGGTTTACGGCTCTGAGGCAGCCGATAAAATCATTAAAGGAGGAAAGTACGCACATGAATGAATTTAACGCAAAGAAGTTGGCTAAGAAAGAGATAGTTGACTTCATGAAGATAACAGAAAAGCATAGGGAAACATTCAATCATGTTTCAGCCCTATTCCATACTATCGTAGGTGGAACGAACGACATCGCCCATACTTATATGCGCGATGCAATAGAGAAAATCAAAGAAGCAGGACTATACAAGCAAAGGGTGAAGAAAGCGTGCAAAGATGCTATGTCCCGATATGATGTTTTTGAGAAACTCAATATGCAGGATATGCAGAATGCAGAAATAGATAAACGACAGCTTTACATGGACTTCCTCGATAGCGTTGATGAAAGGCTAAAACCTCATATCTTTCTATTCCGCCAAGCAATAAAAAGAGTACTTGATAGGAATATGATAAAGGATAGTGACTTAAAGTCATATATTATCCTTGCATACGAACTTATCAACTACTCGGTAGAATTGTTCGATAAGTTCATCGAAGGCTGTCCGTCTTGTCCTCCTGTAAACTTTGGACTTACCTTTAAGCCTGCACGACTTCACTCTGTCCGCCAAGCATGGGGGCAGGTTGAGGAAATACTCTGTAAGGATTGCGTCCACATTGACCTCAATAAAGATGAGAATTGCAGGCGTTCTCTTGATGTTATCGAGCTAAATCTTGTGTCAGAGAAGTTTATCAACGAAAGCGGTATGGCTGCCCTTGAACTTAATCCTGACGCAAGAATGGAAGCAGATAGGCACATGATGGAGTGGGACAAGAAAAACCACAAGAAATATGAACTCACTGATAGACAAGCAGACTATCTAAGAGAAAATTATCACTTAAAGACAAACAAGGAACTCGCTGCCTTTATCGGATGCGGTCTTACAAAGCTGCGTGAGTTCGCAAAGGAATTAGGTCTAACAAAAAAGAAAGTAGCATGAGCAGAACAAAGTTTTGTATAATGGCAGTTGTAACCCTTGCTACATTTGGGTTTGCCGTTTACGTACATAGTAGTAACAGACTTGTAAAGGGTATAGTTATCGAGAAATCGGAGATACCCGAACACTATGAAACGATAGATAAGGGTGTCTTACCTTATGAGCAGAAATACATTAATGCTCAGTATTTCGTCACTCTTTCGTTTCGCAATCGAAAGGAAAAGATTGCTGTTGACTGGGCGACTTTCGACAAATCCGTTATTGGTAAAGAACTAACAATAAAAAGATAATATGGGAAAGAGAGATTTTCAAGAATTGATGGAATTTGCAAGGTCCAATGACCTTATGAACGTTCCATTGTACATTGTCATTCAAAAGTTTAGGATTTACAAAGGGAGTGCCAAGTAGGTGCTCCCTTTTTTGTTTATACGAAAAACCCTGCTTGTCCTCTCGGATTGCAGGGTTATCCTAAAAATAATCTTACCTGAAAAATAACTAAAAACCTAAATCTATGTAAAACAAATTCAATACTTTTCTCCTACAAATTTAGCAAATTATCGTGAAAGATGCAAGAGAAAAGGAATATTTATTCAATGAATTTATGCAATCATCTTGCAGTCACTTTCGAATCTCTTAATGAGTGCATACACCTTATGCTCACTCACAGCATACTTGTCTGAAAGACGTGCAACTATATAAGACACCTTTTCACCACTATTCAGTAAAGTAGTATAGTCTGTATACAAGTCTACATACGATTCATCCTCCAAGCGAATTCCTGCAGTTTTGAGCCTTTTTATTAACTCCCGATTAAATTTCAGCACTTCTATTATCTTCATTATCCTAAATTTTAGTATCTTTGCAATGTCTCACTTATTAAACAACAAAAACGGCACGATGCGGCAGAGGGTATATGCCCCCAGTCAGCATCGTGCCGATGTGTTGTT